TCGAAAACTTTTAAAAGTTCTTGTGCTAACTGTTTATCCATTTAAAACTCCTATGCGGGCCTTTCGGGAGGAGTACTTTGTCCACCGTTATTTCCACCACCGGCTCCAGTAAATCCAGCAGCACCCGGTTCAGGAGCCATTCCCGGCCCTATGTTACCGCCACCACTTCCAGTAGGGTCGGATACAGCAGGAGCACCCGCTGCATTACCCTGTCCTTGCGGAGCTTGAGGAGGAATACCCATAGCCTGCTGCATCTTAGCGAGCATTTCAGCCTGTACACCAGCCTCACGAGGATCGTTGACAACCTTCTCAGGGTCAAGATCAAGGGTTTGCGCAAGTTCGCGGAAGATATAATCCCTCTTAATAAAAGGAGCATCCATCGGATTACTCGCAATCTGAAGGAATTGCAGGAGTTTCTGAGAGAGAACTTCATTACGCATCAAGCTCTCAGTACCACGGGCTACAATAGAAACATCTCCGATGAAATCTTCAGAGAAGTTGAACTGCATATTAAAAGCGAACATTGCTCGGCCAAGTGGCACGAAGAGGTAATCATCGAGATTACGAATAACCGCTTTGATATTCTCTTTAGCAGCACCCATCAGCATAGACATACCAGAAGCAGTCCTGCCGACACCCATAACACCAGAAACACCATGAGCATAACTCGGCATACCAGTTGACTCATCGGCTAACTGACGGGCCTTATCGAAGATTTGCATCCACTCATTAGTAACATTCGGGAACTTAGTAGCGAAGATACTCTGACCGGGTGCGCCACCCTGACGACGGAAGACCTTACCGGGATACAACTTCATATCCTGCCCACCGACGAGATTAGTTTCATCGACTTCGAAGATAACATTTCCAGAAAGAATACCGTTATCAATCATCGAGCGGAAAGCGCCGTTCATGATAAGCTGAGAGTCTTCCATATTCTCTGCGACACCGATGCCGAAGAAAGAATAAGGATTCAACTCGTAAGGACACGCATAAAAAGGAATTCTAGCAGGAGTAAACGGGTTCAATACAAGGCGAAGAACCTGTCCATTACAAATCCAAGCGTTTACCTGAACTTGGTCACGGTCTTTGTACTCTTTAGGAATTTCAAGAGAGACTTCTTTAGCGATGTCTTCATCCAGAATACCCCAATATTCGAGAACTTCAAACCGTTCCATCGGAGTTTGAACATCAGATTCTTGGAGGATATTTTCCCAGTACTCACGTTGGTAGTTAGCACCCTGAGAAATCGCGATATCGATACTCTCATGACGAAATGCAGGACGCTTCTTCAGTTCACGAAGCTGAGTCTTAGAAAGCCTATGCCTTTGAATAAAAAATTCAGCCTCTTCCATGTTTCGTGCATCCGGATCAGGGTACGCATCGAACAAAGGAACATGACTTAGATCGGCAGTTTTCTGGAAAAGAGGTGTGTACTTCCCAGTCTTATCCCACTTAGGATATTCCTTTTCAACAAGGAAAGGTCCTTTGAAAACACCTTCGCCGAATGCGCACAAATCAAAGACAAAAGAACGAATACTCTTACTGGCATTAGCTTCAAAAAGCTGATCTTGAATCTTCCTTTCGAGGAGCTTTGCAGCCTCTTTAGCAGGCTCGAATGTATAGGAAGTCGGAGTTAATCCCGGACCTTCTTTTACCATATCCTGAACAGGCTCTAGCCTCTTAGTAAAAAGAGAGCCGATCTGTTGAAGGATATCCGGCCTTGCCACAGCAGCAGAACCAACCCCACCCGCACCACCAGCAGGACCCATTTTCTTAGCCTGATTCTCAGGAGACTTAGGGTCGAAATGGACGCTTTCTGCAACTCCTAGTGGAACAGGAGAGGCTTCAACACCAATTGGAAATTTATTTCCAGAAAAGATAATGTCAAGGATTTGAGCGTAAGCAGCGAGAACTTTCGTCTTCGTGATTTTAATAAAGGCCCGAGACTTCTCGTTATCAGTAAAAGCAACTTCAGGACCATAGACACCACGATAATTCGCATGAGCTTGAAGCCAACGAGGTTCGTCTGATGCCCTTCTCTGATCCTTTGCTCTTTGGAACTTACTCTGAATAAAAGAAACAAGAGGATTGAAAGTAAGATTCTCTTCGACTACTTTCTCACGGTCTTTAGACTCATCGAACGAGTATGTCTGGTCAGTCGTCAAAGTCAATTCGGAAGCTAATCCGGAATTATCTAGAAATCCCGCAGAAGCAAAGCCGGAAGTTAATTCTTCATCCATTTAAACATCCTTTCAGGATTTAGTAGCCGAACACTGCATCAGCAGGACGATAAGCTTCTACTGGTTTTTGCGACATCCAATCCCAAGTGGCGAGGTTTCTCGGTCTCGTCTGGATACCATAACGAATAGAATCGTAGGCGTGATCAGAGGCAAATCTCCTGTCGATATCATCATCTCCCTGCGTTGCAGGGGCTGATGGGATAATCGGAAGATCTGCGATAATTTGACGACAGTTATCAAAGAAGATAATTCCAGGCTTGCCAGACTCTGGGTCGACTCGCAGTAGTTCATGTAGTCTGTTCTTAGAAGCGATACGAGAGCCAGCGGAGCGATCTGATGGGCGCATTCTGCAACCTGTCTTTAAAATCTCTTCTGCGATTGTAGGACCACTCTGGCCGCGTACAGCCCACACAGAGGAGTCGAGAACACCATAAGAGATTCTCTCATTTGCCCTCTCTTCGATAGCTAAGATTTTCTTTCCTAACTCCGTCCCTGTATGCCCATTTACATATAACTCTCGATAGACATACAGTGTGCCAAAAGTCGGATCGACACAATACCAATGTACAGCAGAAGCCTGCCTCTGAGAATATCCGAAGTCGCAAGACCGGAACCGCATCCAATTCTCAGGAAGTTCGAACGGTTTGCAGACATGCAAAGACATTCTAAATTCAGGGAAAGCCGCTCCATCAGCGACAGTCCAATCACCTTCTAGAAGTTGTCTACGCTGATTGTCAGACTGAGACATAAGATTAGCTTCATACTTTCCATCTTCGTAGAGATACGGATTGTCTGAAAGCTTAGCCTGAATAAATTTTCTATAAAACAGAGGCTTGCCCGCGAGGGGGTGCGGAACTGTCTCCCCGTTGACCAACCTAGTATCTGGATAAACAAGAGTTTCACCAGTGTCGATATCGGTAGCCGGAAAAGGCACACCGGGCGGGGCAGGGTCGATGAACATCCTTTTGACCCAACCGTGGCCCGGACCGCCGGGGTTCGTAGTAGCTCTCATGTAGAGAGGAAGATCTTTCGCGGTCGTCCTAAGACGAGAACGCATGAAGTTCCAAGCATAAGGGGTCGGGTGTTGGGTAAGCTCGTCAAAGCCAATATAAGAGAATGCCTGTCCATGATAGCGCATAACATCTTCTTCACGTTCTAGATACGTCATCCAGAGGTGTCCACCAGCCGGAAATGTCCATGAGGACTTCTTCTCAGACCAAGTAGACTTAGGATAAGCTTTAGGATACAGTAATTGAGACTTCCAAATAAGTTCACGAAGCTCGTCGTTAGTTCTACGGACGATTAGACCATTAAATTCGGGGTGCGAGAAGTATCTCATTGGGTCTGCGATAAGAGCGTAACTCTTTCCGCCACCCGCAGCACCACCATATAGGACTTCTAGTTCGTCAGAAGCAAAGAATTCTGTTTGTGGCCCCGGATTTGGGGTAAAGATGATCTCCCGATCCTCTGGAACGACAGATAAATCCCATTCTACAGCCTCTAATTCGACATAAGGAGGGGGAGGGGTTAAAGCCTCCCGTTCTTTCTCCTTTATTTCTACCTTTTTTTGAGAAATTACCCCTTCTTGTCGCTCGATTCTACGTTTTAGATGAGCAAGACTCTTCTTTTGAGAGGCGATTTCCTTCTTTTTCTTCTGAATTGCCCTTTCAGAGCGAGTCAGTTTAGGTTTCTTGTCCTTTTCTCTTAAGATTTTGACTGGGTGATCGGGGCGCTGAGTGTCCCAAATAAGCCGAAGACCAGAATGAGACAGTTTCGACTTGATTCCCTCTTGGGCATTTAACCAATCAGCAGCTTCCCGAAGCGAAATACCTGCGTCAAGCTGATCTAAGGTCTCATCTAGGAGGGGGATGATAACCGGATCAGGGACGAGGAGATTTGGATCACCTCCTTCCTGTATATCACTTTGGGGTATGAAGCCGTAGGGCGGGCGTCTTCCACGCGGCCGGGGCTTCCAGTCATCTATTGCCAATTAAATTCTCCTTTATTCCTTACTTCTTGTTAGCCTTCATTGCGGCATCACGCCTATGACCCCGTTCGACGGCAGTAGCACCGATACGGACGGAATTCTTAATCTTAGAAAGAGTAGACATAGGATTACCAGAGTTCTTAGCAGAGGGTGCAGGCATCTTCATGTCAACCTTCTTAGCAGACAAAGAAGACTTCATCGAAGGAGCAGCCATACTATCTGGGAACCGGGAGGGTTTCTTAGCCGGGACAGGGGCAGTATCGGGGAGCTTGACCGGACGGGAAGTTGGTCGAGGAGCCTTAGCGGGAGTACCGTTACCCTTAGCGACCTTCGTGTTATAAGACTTACCATTCCATGTAAAAGTCCCCTTACCCGCTTTACGGGCAGCAGCGAATGCAGAGTTAAAACTAGCCATTATTCGGATTCCTCTTCTTGTTCTTCAACAATCTTATGTTTAGCAGGCATAATGAAAAGCCCACCTTCAGGCACACG